AATTTCCTGGTTTATCGAAACAGGAAAATATTGATCCAACCTTCATAGCTTCGGTCTTTACGGGGGTCCTAGCTACTTTTGGTGTTGAAGCAGGACAAAGGAAAAGAATGCATCATCAGGAGGAGGAGGAGCAAGTATATCTAAGAAAGATATGGAAGTATTAATCGAGAAAGCAGCAAATACAGCACCCGCACAAACAATCAGAATTGAGCAAGCACCAATGGTTCTTGCACCTTCAGTACCACCTAAGAAAGGATAATGGAAAAGAAAGAAGTGAAATGGGGTAAATGGTTCGCCTTGGGATTAGGTGGACTTATTGGTTTATCTCACATTGGTATGATAGGTTCTTTATCAAATCGTCAAAGTAAATTACCAAGTATTAATTTACCAGTTGGTCCTTATACATCATACGAAGCAGAAGTTGGAAGAGATGGATATAGAATTAGTTACAAAGCAAACGATCCAAAAGTAATGCGTGTGGAAAGGGATAGCAATACTAAAGGTGGGTTTCTTGGGTTGGCTAACAACAAAGTTAAAGTCGTGGAACAGTACACGATGGACGGTGCAGTTCACAACAAACCAATTACAGTTACAGAAGGAGATAAAAAATCAGAAGCCTGTATCAAAGCAATCGGAGGAGCAGAGCAAACAGGAAGGCTCGTTGGTTCAAGTGTTGGTGCCAGTGTTGCTCCTAGCGTCGCTAATATTCCCATTATTGGTTGGGTTGCTGCTGGTTGGGTAACAATGTTTAGTGGTAATCAAGGTGCAGAAATAGGTGGTGGTATGGCAGAGGACTTAAATAAGAATTGTTAAGTTGCCAATCTAAAATTTTCTGCTAGAATATACATAGAGAAAAGAAAAGAAAAATGATTTTTGGATCAAACCCATCAGTATATACATTACCAGGCACTTGGGAAACACAACCTTTCGTTCCAGTTGAATTGGTATTCAGCACTACAGTTGCAATAGCATCTCTAGGTTTAGTCGTAGGTTTGATGGCAGGTATTTCAATTGTTAAGATAAGAAGAAAAAGAGTATGATAGGTGTGGGAGTCCACACATCAATGCGTAATTATACCTAGTTGCTATACTAAATAATAGCGTACTGGAGTTGAAACTATCATGTCCCACTACACACTAGGTTATTACGACCAACAAAACGAATGTCACGAAATGTGTGAATATGCGGAAGACGCATTTGAAGCAGTAAAATTTGCAAGAGAGGATGTGCCCTATCTACAGGCACATCCTTTTTCTTTGCATATGATAAAGGAGATCAAATGAAAAACCTACCAATCAAATCAACAACTATTTTATTTGGAGTAATCTGCATAGCAGTTTTTACTTCTATTAACTACGCATGGGTATGAAAAAATTTAATACATGGGTCTTGAATGTAACTATCTACATCCTCGACTTTCTCTATCGAGGTAGAGACTTTCAAAGATTCTGGGTTCTTGAAGTCATCGCAAGAGCACCATACTTCTCATTCATAAGTGTACTTCACTTTCGTGAGTCACTTGGACTACGAGGAGAAGACCATATATACTTAATGAAGGAACATTTCTATCAGGCATTAAATGAAACAGAACACTTGGAGGAGATGGAAACTCGTGGAGGCAATGAGCACTGGATCGATAGATTCTTCGCTAAACACTTGGTTCTTCTTTACTATTGGATTATGGTTGCTTATTATTTCGCTAGTCCAATAGATGCGTATGACATCAATATGAAGATTGAGAAACACGCATATGAAACTTATGTAAAATATTCTGCATATCATCCAGAGGATACAAAGATTGCAGAAATTGCAGAGGACGAACTCAATCACGCAAGAGAATTAAAACTTGCAATGTCGATGGTTTAGTGATATAATAAATATTACACCTGTAACAATTAAATGGTATCTCTTTTACTACTCACATCTAGTTTTCTAAATTTTATCTTTTACATCTACGCAATCGGTTTTGTGGTTGCATTAGGATTAGAGCAGATAGTTAGAAAAGGTGGTAATGAAAGAGATATTTACATTGTAGAGTATAATCGAAAATATCTTTGGCGAAATACTTGGATAATAAATATATTTTGGTTTTTTACAAATATTGGATTGTTTGTAATGTCAAGGAATATACAATCACCAATTGATAACTTTTGGAGCGAAGGACTATAATGGAAAAAACATACGACGATACAAATTGGAGAGAAGACTACGCAAAAAATTTTTGTAATAATAAAAGACATCTTGAACTATTAGAGAACGGACCTCATAGTTTATCTCAAGCGTGGTTATTAGGTGCACTTCATAATGAATGGAAAAGAATTAAAGGATACAAAGACGAGCATCCAGAAGAAAATAAAGGTCAATGTCAATCATCTTTGAAGGAGTTTTACTCAAGATATAAAGATCAAGGTATTTGATGCATCGCTTCAAAGAAATATTACCAAACAAACGTAAACGAAAATGGTGGAGGATTAAACTATGGCAGCTCAAACGGTTACTTGGTCGGTTGTTATAATGGTTGCAATTTTATTGATTGCTGTTACAATAATAATATACTATATAATGAGATATGATTACCTGTTCCCGAATGATTAAGTATTTGGCAATACCACTCATATTGGTTGGATGTACAGCACCAGTGACAGACCCACCTGCACACGCTTGTAGTCCTCGTTTGGATGGTAAACCTACATATTGTCCTGATGAAAGAGATTTAATACTTAAACCAGTTGAATTACCAAAAGAACAACTTAAAGGTGAAATTGATATCTACAATCCACATCATTGGCAAAGTATACAAATGATGTTTCAAAGAAATGCAAGAAAAGGTCAGATAGAAAGGACAGCAACCAAGCCTGGTGATGCTATAAATAATGCACTAGATAATTTTTGGGAGGTACAGAATGGGAGCGATGGTTCCACCGAGCAGGAAAAGCTGCTATAATTTTAGAGTAACGGAGATTAATCGTGTTGTTGACGGGGATACTATTGATGTCACCATTGATCTTGGGTTTGATCTATACAAGAAAGAAAGAGTTAGAGTTGCAGGAGTTGATACGCCAGAGAAAAGAACAAGAGATCTGGAAGAGAAAGCACTGGGACTAGACGCTACAAACTGGATGAAAAAAAATTTGGAGGACGCAATTGATGGAGATGATGAACTCACTATACGAACTGAACTTAAAGGTGGGATGGGTAAGTATGGTCGCTTGCTTGGTTGGTTATACATTGGTGATGATGAACTATCGCTCAACGAAAAAATGATTGAAGAGGGATATGCTTGGTCTTATGATGGTGGTACAAAACAAAAAAACTTCGAGGAACTACGAGAAATTCGTAGGTCATTCGGTACACTAAACGAGGGTTAAAAAAATGTCTTGCAACGATCACGAAAAGATGAATCCAATAGTTCATCGTTTATATCATTTGAAAGAGTGGGATAAGAAAAAAACAAAATGGATTCAGAGCAAGTTTAACTTGACTGATTATCAAATGCTTTGTATTACATTTGTAAAAGGATTTATCATAGGAGCTATACTACTGTGAAAAAATTTATTGGAGACCAAATCAAAAGATTTTTTGAAACAGGAAAATGGGCTATGAAACTTATTTTTCTTGTTGTACTCGTAGAACTCGGATTAGTTGTAGGAGTCGTTGCAACTATGGGTAATGAACTAACTGATGAAGATGGAAAACATATTCATCATCTATTAGCACTAGCAATGACTAAATCATTTGCATTATATTCAATGGAAAAAGCAGGAGAAAATCAAAAGTATCTTATTGAAAATGTAACTAAAAAATGAAATCTTTGTTATTGAAAATTGGAGTTGGTGTATCTGTTGCACTCAATCTTTTTGTATTTACCGTTGCAATGTATGGGTTGTACACTCGTGAAGCAAGAGTCGAAGAGAATCGAAAGTGGTTGAAAGAAACTATCGAGAAAGAGGTTTACGATCAAATTAAGTTTGTAATGCCTAAAGAGTCTGGTGGTGTTTATGTCCCCAATAAATGAAATTGAAGTACCAAATATTACAATACCTAATGTAGTAAGTAACCAACATTGGTTGCAAGGTATACCTAATGTTCCGAGTAATCATCCACCAATCACAACACAAATAGGATTTCCAATTGTTGAAATACCTGGTTGTGTCAAGATGCATCAGGACAATAAGGATCATGTTACAAGAATGCCTTTTGATCATGACCTTGTAAATCAAGATGAAGATGGTGTTACAACTTTATGTCCTCACGGTGAATATCCATCATATGAAGCGATGGAATATACACCAGAGCAGTTATTAATTACACAAGAAACACCACCTCCTCCAGTTGAACCACCACCAACTCCACCAGAATTTGAAACCGATGCAATACCAAAAGATGATTACAAAGATCCTAAATGTCCAGGTCCTGGTAATTTAAGAGTTGGTGATACTACACAGAATGGTGAAGAGAGGGCAGTTGGTCATCAGTTAGTGCCTGATCCTGCTAATCCTGAAAA